CGACGGATACAACGCAGGCAAGGCAGTAGAAATCCAAGCCACCCGTGCCATTCAGCAGGCAAACAACCTGTTGACATCTGCTATCGCAGACTATGCGGCATGGGCAGCCACAGTGCCAAGCTTCGGCTTTGACACAGACACGCTCGCTGACATTGAGTCACGCAAAGCTGCGATCGTTGCATCAGCGTTGAGTTCCCTCCAAGCCGCAACGACCGCTATCGAAAGCTTGTAACCAATGGCACTGCCAAGCACTACATACGACACGGCGACCGTGCTAAACCCATCAGGGGCGTTGACAGACTTTACGCTCATGGTGAATCTGTCTCGCATGTCAGCGGCGTGGTGGTCGGCTGCTGAGAACACTAACGCTCGTAGAGGGCGAGCAGCTAAAGATGACGGCACCGAACTGGCGTGTGATTGGATTGACTATGACCACACCGGACAGACAGGTTGGCTCCGTGTCAAGTGGTCAGGCACACTGGCAACGACAGGCACGCAGATTCTTCGTGTGTACCCGCCCGTTGCCGCGAACAGTGTGCAGTTGAGCAACGCGGCGTTTGGTTCGGACAATGCGTATGACGCTGACTGGCGTTGGTACACACCGGGCCACGATCTTGTGAACCGGATTGATTCAGGTGAGTCGATGGTGCAAGACGCATCGGCAACATCAAGCATCAGCACGGACGGCAAAACATCTGGATCGCTTTACTACGATGGTGTTGGCTCGTCCTCACTGGCCTATGCGGAATACGCCCACGGTTCAGACCTAAATAGCGGTGCGGATATCACGCTCATGGCGTGGACGAAGTTCACCAGTAAGGTGACATCGGAGAACAGTTACCCGTTCAGACTGGCAGAGTCCAGAACGAGCATCACCAACGCAATATATCCTCGTGTTGACCCCTCCGGGGACAGGTGGCGATGCCAGATCAGGCAGCTTGGATCGCCAAACCAAATCAGCAATCTTTTCACCACATCCGCACTATCGAGCTTCGATGGTGCTTGGTCACATCTTGCAATACACCATGATGGGACAGGGCAAGCCGCACTCGTCAACGGGGTGCAGGAGGACAGCGCCGGGGGCTATGACCCGCTCTATGCGGGTCTGGACACCCTAACCCTGTTGGATGCTGTCATTGGGGAGCAGTGGGCCGGAGAGTACCAGTTTCACAACGCGAAGCGATCCCAGCAATGGATCGCCCACGAACATGACCAGACCAACGACCAAGCCGCGTTCTTCGGGACTTGGGCGAACACGCCAGGCCCTGCCACCAGCACATACCAGCCGAGATCGCGGACACGCGATAGGAGTCGATGATGTCGCATCCCACTAGCTTCGGAGTCTGAACATGCCCGCACCCGTGCCCGTCACCTTCAGCCCCGCCAACGGCGATACCGACTCCAAGAGTGACGCGGCGACGATCCTCTGGGATGTATCGGTCACGCTCGCAAATCCCGCAGCAGGGAAAGAGATTCGCATGTATGTCGATGGCCTGCTCCGCGAGACAGTCACTACCGACCAGTGCAGCGTCACCGGCCTGCCGCCGAAGTTGCTCCGCATCGGCAACAACATCCTCAATCAGACCGCATACTCAACCGGAGTCGTGTCCGTTGCCGTAGACGAAGGATTCCTGACAAGCGGCACCGCTGATCCTAACGCAGCGATCCTGCCCGATGACTGGCAGTTCACCCGTGACATCTCCTTCTACCGGCCTCGCTCACGAATCCGCGATGGGCAAAGGTTGCGATGACATGGGACGGCCTGAGCAGCATGGAAAGACGAAGATGGCCAAGGCCCACAAGGGCAAGCACGGCGGCGAGATCGTGGACGGGCAGCGCCGCGAGGGTGGAGCGTTCGCACCTGGCAACTCGCTCGCAAAGGGCCAGGGCAAGCGTATCTCCGCAGCGATGCGAATGCGTAACGCCTTCCGTGACCATGTAGGCGAAGAGAAGATCCGCGAGATTGCGGACGAACTATGGGCGATGGCAATGACGCGATCGCTCGACCCGAAGGAACGGGCGGCAATCTTCAAGCTCATACTCGAATACACGATCGGCAAGCCGTCGCAAGACCTTGCGGTAGCAGCCGAATCGGACGGGCAGGGCAATACACGAATCATGTTCGTAGTCAAGGACGGCGACGATGGAGAAGTGCAAGAACTGTGACACGCCTGCGGTATGCGGCTCCGTGCTTTGCCACGACTGCCGCAACGAGGCGATGTGCGAATGCAAGAGCAATGTGAAGCCGAAACTCAACCGCGCTGACGGCGACGGTGATCTGCGTTTATCGCAGGATGTGTATCGGTCGTGTGGGGGGAAATCTTGAGTTACGAAGTGATACACGGCGACTGCCGCGAGGTCATGGCGGGCATGGACGCGAACAGCGTGGACGCGATCGTCACCGACCCACCCTACGGCCTGTCGTTCATGGGTAAGGGTTGGGACAAGGGTGTGCCCGGCATTGAGTTCTGGGTGGAGGCGTTGCGTGTTGCCAAGCCCGGTGCCCACCTGCTTGCGTTCGGCGGCACTCGGATGGTTCACCGGCTGGCTGTTGCGATCGAGGATGCGGGCTGGGAGATCCGCGACCGCATCCATTGGGTATATGGCAGCGGGTTCCCCAAATCGCACAATGTCAGTAAGGCGATTGATAAGGCGGCTGGGTTCAGTGGTAAACAAGGCCCGATGAAGCGGGGCGGCGAACGGCTGGCATCACTTGAAGATGGCAAGCGTGATGGTCAAGGTAAGTGGGGCAACGAGTCAGGACGCAACCCATACACGACCATCCCAGAATCTGACGCAGCCCAGCAATGGGACGGCTGGGGCACCGCACTCAAGCCCGCCGTCGAGCCCATCATTCTCGCCCGCAAGCCGTTCAAGGGTACGGTCGCGGCGAATGTGTTGGAGTGGGGGACGGGTGCGATCAATGTGGATGGGTGTCGGGTGGAACGATGTGCTGATGATGTATCAGGGTGGTCTATTACGGGTTCGGCTGCGTCAGAAAACAGAGCTATGAGCGGAGCCAACTACGCAAGGCAAGCAAAGCCGGACGCTTCTAGTCGTTGGCCCGCCAACCTCATCCACGACGGCAGCGACGAAGCAACCGCTGGCATGGGTGACGCGAGCCGGTACTTCTACTGTGCGAAGGCGGGCAAGAAGGATCGGGACGAGGGGTTGCGGGAGTGGCGGAACACGCACCCCACCGTCAAGCCAACCGACCTCATGGCATACCTGTGCCGACTCATCACCCCGCCCGGCGGCACTGTACTCGACCCATTCAACGGCTCAGGCAGCACGGGCAAGGCGGCTGTGCGTGAGGGGTTCAACTACATCGGCTGCGAACTCGACCCTGAGTATGTCGAGATCGCACGGGCACGCATCGAAGCGGTGGGGGTGCCTGCTTGACCACCGCAGCCGTCGAACTTCTACCCAAGCAGCTCCTGTTCGTGCAGGACATGCACACACGCCACCTGCTCTATTCAGGTGCGTTCGCTGCGGCCAAGTCGCGGGCGTTGTGCTGGAAGCTCCGCGTGCGTGCATCGCACCCCGGCGCGGTGGAGTTCCTTTGTCGCAAGACGCTGGTGTCGCTCAAGAAGTCCACACTCAAGACCCTACTCGAACCGGACGGCGACCTTCCGCCAGTGCTTGAGCCCGGCACCTACACGCACAACAAGAGCGAGGGCATCATCCGCATCCACGGCGGCGGGCAGATCATGTACTTCGGGTTGGATGACCCCAGCAAACTCGGCTCGGTGAACGGTACGGGGTGTGCGATTGACGAGGTGGTAGACCTCACGCTTGATGACTACATCATGCTCAATGGTCGTGTGCGAATGACCGTGCCCGGCCTGACGCGGCAGTTGTACGGAGCGTGCAACCCCGGCCCACCCTCGCACTGGGCTGCGTTGCGTTGGGGGCTCGCACCTGGCGGGTCGATGCTCGACGACACGCACCGCGTCATTGAGTCCAGCACCTTCGACAACCACTTCTTGATGGAGAAGGCCCCCGACTACATCGAGTCACTCCGCAAGATGACGGGCGTGGCGTATGAACGCTATGTGCTGGGCAAGTGGGTTGGCTCGGACGGGCTGGTGTATGACCAGTGGGATCGTCGCGTGCATGTGATGACGCTGGACTTCGATCCGCGAACGGTTGGGTACGCGGTTGACCCCGGCTATACCGACCCGTTCGCCATGCTCGAAATCCTCACCGATGGGGATGGGCGTATGCATGTCTCGCGTGAGTGGTACGAGCGGGGCAAGACGCACGATCAGGGCATCACGGCGTTGCTCGGGATGCGGCGCGACCCGTCCGACATCGTGGTCGTGGACTCGGCAGAACCCGCGCTCATCGAGGCGATGCAACAGAAGGCGATTCAGGCCATACCCGCACGCAAGGGGCCTGACTCCATCACGGCGGGCGTGAGCAAGGTACAGGCACGGCTGGCCGATCCCGGCGATGGTCGCCCACGGCTGACGGTAGACCCGTCCTGCACGAACCTGATTGCCGAGTTTGAAACCTACGAGTGGGCGAAGAACCTGAGCGGCTACAAAGACAAGCCGAAGGACGAAAACAACCACGCCCTCGACGCGCTGAGGTACTACACACAGCACA